TTGAAGTTAGGGTCAAGAATAGGAGCCGCGCCTGCGAATGCAGTCGAGATGGCGTTGAACTCCGCTGAGAAGTCAGCACCTAAGATGACCTTATCGGGGTCTTCCTTAGGTAATGTATCCTTGGTTAAGAAGTCTGTGAGTGGAGTATAAAAGATTGCCATGTGGTCTCCTGAAGAATGAGTGGGGTACTCGCTCGCTTGCGCTAGCTTTCCCCCGTAGTGATTAGACCGCCGCTGTTACTACAACTCCAGCTTCTGGTCGGTACGTCTCAACGCCATACAAGGTGTCAGCCGTCATTAAGTCAGCCAAGAACTCTTGCTTGTACTGAGTCTGAGTACGAACACCCAGTTGCTCAGCCAATACCAGAGCGTCCTTGTGGAACAACAAGCAGTCAGTCTCGCCGCTGTCGGTTGCCAAGTTAGTGGAGACGTAGATGTCTACACCATACAAGCTACCGATCTTGCCGTTCATGACAGGTTGCCCAGTGACGAAGTCACTAGAGATGTACTGAGATACACCCAGCATCTCGCGCTTCACAGCAGGCGGGATAACGAACACACGGCTGTCGCCGGGTACGTTGTTGTCGTCGAGGATCTGGATTGCCTCACGGAAGCCAGCGTCGCTAAACGCAGTAGCTGTGCCGCCCGTTGCGCCAATACCAGTGGTCTCGAAGACGTGCTTAGCAGTGAAACCAGTACCTGCTTCAGCGATCAACGCGGAGTCCACGTTAGTAGCCAGAGCATAACCAGCGTCTTCAGTGTAGAAGCGTCGCAGAGAGTTCAGAGCCTGAACGTCTGTGATGTCTTCGATTAAGCGTGAGTACTCGAAGTGCTGATCGATTGTTACGACCAACTCGCCAGTGTTGCCAGCGATCAGTGTTACCTGAGTCTCTGCCGCTTTAGCTGACGCGTCTCCACGATCAGGCTTAGGGATATGAATGGTGTCTCCCTTCTTGCCTACCATAGACATAGCGCGTACCAGAGGCTTAACAACCAGAGCCTTCTCGTAAGAAGCAATGATCTCATCACTCCAAATCTCTGGAATGAATGTAGCCGCTGTAGTGTTTGTTACATGTGATGATCCAAGTGCCATTGTAATGATTCCTTAGTGGGTTATTTGACCCTCTTCTCCTCATACGCTTTCATGATCTCAGGCAGTAATGCCTCATAACGTTTGGGATCAGAGTTCATGAGTTCGATAATGTCACGGCGGCGGTAGATCTTCTTGGACGTAGCGCCCTCGGGATTCGACCGTGCCGTACCTGTAGAGGCTCGTTTGACCTCGTTCTTCTGGTGTTGCTTCTCGACCTTAGCAGTCTGAGCCACGACACCTTGCCTTTCCTTGTAGAGCGTAATCAACTCGTTCGCCGCCTCGAAGTCATACCTCGAGTCAGCTTGTTGAAACAACTCCCGTCTAATGGGAGAGCTACGGACCCACTCCTTAAAGCCATCATCCTTCAGCACGTTATCCATGTCTGGGTGCGCTGTCTTCAGTTGAGCAATAGCTTGTGATTTAGCCATCTCTGCCGCGACCTGCTGTGCCTGTCGGAGCGTAGGATGGTTGTCTATAGCCTTCGCCATAGCCGCATTCGGATCAGCGAAGAAGTCTACTTCCTCTACTACTTCCGGTGCAGACTGTTGCGCCACATTGCTTTGTACGTATTCGTCGAAGTGACGTCTGAGTTCTCCAACCTCCGAAGACTGTTGGCCCAGCCGCTTCTCTAACTCTTGGTGCATACGTGCGATGTCTGACGCTGATTTGCCCTTGTACTTATCTGGAAGATCCTCTTCCGATGGAGCCTCTGCTTCTTCCACGGGTGCCTCCGCTTCAGCGGGTGCCTCCTCAAGAGTAGCGAACTCTTCTGTGGTCTCGGCTTCGTTCTCCTCGAATGGAATTGCCTTCTTTACTAAGTCTTGAGCATCTACAATAGTAGCCATTATGAACTCCTTTATCCCACTAGGGGAGGATTGATTAAGGACGACCTCAGGCTGAGAGGCTACCGTCCTATGTTAGTCACTTGTGTCTGCGTTCCCATTTGATAGCGGCTCCGGGGAAGTCCCCAGAAGCACCATCGAGTACGCAAGCCACAGGACTTATGATGGAACGAGAGTCAGAGGAGCAGACCGAGCACCGGACCGTGTCCCCCTTCCTACCGTACACTTCATCTACGTGACCGCAGGAGGTGCATTTAACGTCATAGATCACGTTCATCTTCTAGCTCCTCTGCGGCTAATATACTGTTCTCGTACCCGGCGAACTGACGGAGGGCCGATAGCCTACCGCGAGCCTGCCAGAACTCTTCAACAGAGTCACAGTGTTCAAGTGTGAGTACCGACATAGCTTCCTCGATCTCCTCTTGGAAGGTACGCCATCCGTCTGTTAGGAACATTGTACGAGCGTCCTCGAAGTAGTCAGTCATCCTTCTTGACCTTCTTAACCTTCAACTCGGCTAGCTGGTTCTCTAGCTTGTTAACTCTGTCGAGTAGGTCCTGAAGGTACTTAGTGGTTGACTCTACTAACTGGTCGAACTTCTTTTGATCTACCATGATTATCTCCTTGAGGTCATGAAAGGTTGTTGATGATGTCATTAAGTGAACTGGTGATAGCGTCTCGTAATCCCTCTACTGTTGTCTCGTTGGAGACAGCCTGTTGAAGAGTAGTGAAAGCACTAACCACCTCGGATCGTGTAGTGATGCCCGTAAGCTCTGATCCATTCCCTACGAACTTGTTAGCTGTGACTGTTCCGGTGAAGCTAGAGTCATTACCTATCTTGGCCCCAATGAAGAAGGGATCTCGTAGGCTGGTAATCCATAGCTGATCGCCGAAGTACTCGATGGTGTTACTGCCGATGTCCTGAAAGAATGAGTCACCGTCTGCGCCGTCTTCGCCGTCAGTGCCGTCAGTGCCGTTGGCTCCGTCAGTGCCGTTGGCTCCATCTGCTCCATCTGCGCCATCTGCGCCAGTGTCACCCTTGGGTCCTTCCGGGCCTTCGGGTCCTTCCGGGCCTTCTGGTCCAGTGTCACCCTTGGGTCCTTCTGGGCCTTCGGTACCCTCACCTGCACCTTGCTTGTAGAGGATGTGCTCCCTCTCAGAGGCCGTAGAAAGCCCTGTGGGCAACTCTATGACCTCCTCGGTACCATCGGTTAGGGTGAAGATTAGATCGCCGTCAGCGGCCTGTGAGACGCTCTCAACGCCTCTACCATCCTCACCGTCCTCACCGGCTGTACCATCTGAACCTGACGGACCCTCTGGGCCTTTCTCTCCTGTAGGGCCGGGGCGACCTTCGTTGCCCTGAGGTCCCTGTGCTCCCGTAGGACCAGCAGGACCGACCGGACCCTCAGGCCCGATCTCCTTTAGAGTTCTCTTGACTTGATCTTGGAGATCCTTCAAGAGCGTGAGAGTCAGTAAGTCAGACATTAGGAGGTCCTTCCATTGGTGGTCCTTCCGGGCCAGCGTTAGCGGTTAGCTGTTTGATGAGTTCTGCCTCGGCTTTACCCTTGGCTCCCTCCATGTCACGTGCTTCCGCGCCTTCGATCTGACGCTCCTTCAGCATTAGCTCTGCCATACGGATACGCTTCTCGAAGTCCTTGTCGTCGGCCGCACCATCGCCGTCAGTGTCCGCGTACTTAAGCGACATCTCCTGCGGTAGTACCTGTGCCTCGACGTTGTACTTCTGTCCACGTGCCTGCGACTCAGACGCTTGGGCATTGAGCAGACTAACCTGCCCCTGCGTGATAGCCATCTGCATCTGCTGTTGCTGTTGCTGGGCCTGCTGTGCGGCTGGGTCAGGCTGGTTGCCTGCCTCGATAGCGGCCAGTAGTTCCTCACGGTTGCTGACGTTCAGATGATCGATGATACCCTTGAGTACAGCGCCGTGTGCTGGCGAGTCCGGTGGTATGACCTGTAGGATCTGACTCAGTTGTGCAACCTCGTACTCACGTGCCATAGCGCCTAGGCTAGAGAACGGGATGAAGTTGTAGTCACCGATCGGGAACTCCTCGGGGTTGAACTGCATGTAGCGGAACGCCGCCTTGCTGACGAAGGGAAGCAGGAAGTTCTCTTGGAAGTTCACTAGCGTACGCTTCTGTCGCTTCATCACGCCACCCTGAGCCATCGATTGGCCTGCGGCTGTGACGTCGTTCTGTGCTACTGGTTGACTATCTCCTGCTCCGGTGGCTTGCGACACCATCTGCTGGAGTTGCTGGCCCTGCTGGAACGTGACTGCGTTTAGCTGGCCGAAGTTAAACGGCATGATAGCTTCTTGAGGAGCACCGTTCGTAAGGAGCATACGGCCGGGGCGTACCTCTAGCTTGTGCCCACGTGGGATACGTGTAGCATCTACAGCCATCATTGGGTGCGTAGTAAGGGCGAGGGCGTCGATACGTGCCCGTAGCTCTGCGTCTAGCGCCTTCTGGCTGTGGTATCCTTTCTCGCATACTCCACGTCCCCAGAAGATTGAAGGTACGACGTCCCACTGGAACGCTACGATCGGTCTGTCTTGGCACATGTAGGGATTCGGGATAGCCTTGAGTACTGTACTCTCGTTGCCCAATACGACGATAGCCTCGACGTAGTGGCCGTCCTGATCGATGTCGTCAT